GTAATCGCGAATAGCATCCAATCTTATCAAGAGATTGGCTCGTTCATTTTCTCTGATTGTCTTATCATTCAAACGATTCACAATGTCCTGAACTACAACAGGAACTAGATGTTCGTTTTTCATAATCTATTCCTCCTCTGAAAATTTTTCAACGCCTACAAGTTTACTCGCTTTTTTTGTTTTAGTCAACTTTTCTTCATAGGATCTAACGATATCTGAAGAATACTCGTTTGCTTTCAAATGTGTAGTGTGTCATGACTCTTCGATAATTTCAGAGAACAAATGCGAGTTCTCGAAATTCTTATGTTTTATATATGTCTGTTTCTTTTCTTTTTGTATTCTTCGAAGAAAAGCATTCCAAGCAATCTGAGTAAAATAAGCGAAAGGGTTGTTTGTTCTATCTGGATCGAAATTATCAACAGCGGAAATACAATCCATAATTCCGTCTGAAATCATTTCTTGTTTGTATGTATACCCAGAAAAATTCGGTTTTTTGGCAAGGTTATTACAAATTAAAAGAATTGATTCGCCAATATAATTAGGAATTTGTGGTTTATCGGCATCGTGTTCTAGAGCGTGTTGTATGTCATTTTTATAATGTATCATTGCCCCATAAAGAGTCTTATTGTTAATATAATTTCTAGTCTTCGCCATAATTTAATCCTTGCCTATCTCAATATTACTGGTTATAATCATTGTTGTCAAGATGATATATTTAATGAAACTTTATAGATTTTATACTTAAACTTTTCTTCGTTATACACTTTAACTCTCTCCATAAAGTGAAGTAGAGTGAAATTTTTCTTACTCTTCCAAGAGAAATCATCTGCTATGTCATAAAGGGTAGCAGCAGTTTTCGTATCAGACTTGCGTAGTCCACGGCCAATTGACTGTAGATTCCTGATGCGAGACTTGCTTGGGCTAGTAAAAATAATATTATGGAGATTCTTAATATTGACTCCGGTAGAAAAAGTACCAAAAGAAGCGACAATAATAGCATTAGATTCATTTTCAACAACCTTTCTAATATGTTCTCTTTCTTCTCCATCTACAGAACCGGAAACAAAATATATCATTCTGTTATTGTTTTGTAACATGTTAGCTAGAGGGATACCATGTTTATCCACATACTGATAGAGAATAAGAGTGTTTCCTTCTAAAGAAAGAGCTAAGTTTTTTATGAATTTATTTCTAGCTTCACACGCCACTAGATAATCTAATTCTGCTTGATAGTTGGCAGAACGAATTATCATCTTTCTAATATCATCTGGATATGAAAGAACAATGGCCTTAATATTAAACTCTGCTAGATGTTTTTTATCTATTAGTTCTTTAGTGGATATTACTTTTCTGACTGGTCCAAAGAGTCCTTCAAGAACGAGGCGGTGGGTTTGAGTACCATCCAATGTTCCGGTAAATCCAAAACGGTAGCGTGCATTGGGTATCTTAGCAAGTATAGAAGTAAGAGATTTTGCTTTGAAGAGATGAGCTTCGTCTCCGATGATAACATCAAAGTTACTAAAGAATTCTTTAGGTAGTTTGTATATGCTCTGCCAAGTTGTGATTGTGATTGGTTTTGTTGATCCCTTATCCTGTCCAGCGAAGACACGATGTACGTAAGTATTAGAGTCGAAGCCATAGTCAGCAAAATCACTGGCAAGCTGACTAACAAGAGAAGTAGTTGGAACAATAATGAGAGTTCTTTTCGCATAATACCTCACAAGAAGATAGATAATAAATGACTTACCGGATGCTGTTGGAGATAACATAAGAGCTCTACGTTCGCGAACTGCGTGCATAAAAGCCTCAACTTGATAATCTCTTGGTTGTAATGTAGGTTTTAGTTTAGCGATAAATTCTTTGGCTTCTTTAACAGAGAATTCTTCGGTAGCAAAATCAGAAAGATACTCTATTTCGTATTCTCTTTTTTGACAAAAATCTTCAACATATGAAAGTAATCCAGCGTATAATAAACCGTTCATAGGATTATAGAGGTATATAAAACCGTCCCACATTTTACTTTTAAAAGCCGGAGTCCATTTTGCTCCCGGGACAGCAAATTTAAAGTATTCTTTTAACTCATAAGCTACACCTGGCTCGCAAACTACTTTTATATATATTTCATTATATTTCTGAACTGATATTTTTTCTATCATTATCTAACTTCGCTTTCAATAATTTCATTCGAATAGATCTATTTTTAGAATCTTTTAATGCCGCCAATTTAATTTTTTCTTTTACTTCTGTTCTTTTGGCAGGATTTAAATCTCCTTTTACGCCACATTTACTATGATCTCTAATAACTCTACCCTCATCCCATGCTTTTTTTATAGATTTACCTCTTTTCTTGAAATCAGATCTAGAAGAAAACTCTTTTTGTTTATTAGGATCGTTAAATACGCAATTAGAACGACCGTATTTCCAACCTTCTGGTAAAGTTAATCCTTTAGTAAGATATTTATCTATAATTCCGTTAGTTATCCATTTTTTATCAGAAACAGTATCACCACCATCTCCTTCTTCTATTTTACGATTAGCCCATTGTGTAGATTCTACTATGTTATAGTAATTAGATAATGAGATAGCTTTTAATTTAAATTCTTCAAAATTTTCTGTTTCTAGTATCAATTCCGTGTCGTATTCAAAACCATATTCTAAAAGATGTTGCAACCAATCAATTCCCGATCCTGTATAAGATTCATGATCTTTTTTTCTAGTGTAGCATAAATATTTTAAACCTGTTAATTTATGAGTCTTTATCATTAACTTGTGTTTCATATAAATACAGCTCCTTTTTTTATATTTATAAGAAACCGAATTTTACCGTCATCACGCTCCCATAGTGAATTTCTGCCAATCAATAGCGTTACGAATGACGAAATTTCTGTTTATGATTGTTTTAATAATAGAATCTAGTAGTTCTACTTTTTCTTGCTGAAGACCGATCTTTAAAGAGATATTGATTATATCTTCATCGGCTTCCATATACATAGGTATATCTCCTTTGAGGATCATACCTTTTGGCGGTAGCTTCCAACCCTTGTCTTTTGTTTCTTCGTTCGGTCCTTGAGTGAAGAATTCATACTTATCCAGCTTTAATCTTTTAAACTCAGCTTCTAATTTTCTGAGTTGCATTTTTTCATTGACTAATAACTGAAAGTATTTATGATGAAGTTTAGGTATGTTTAAGGCCGCATCACCAAGTTCGGTTTTATCTATCTGGGAATCTTTTTCCCAATGCTCGAATATCTCTTCTATCTTCATGTCTTCTCCCTAAAAATTAAACTATCATATTATAATTTAAGGGAAAAGTAAAGTTAAATGTTGAAAATTTCGTAATAAGCGTATTTAAAAACAGCCGTGGCTTCAACATAATTTACATCAGAATCCGTAGTGTTTACAACCATACCTGATAAACTAGTGGGATGAGCGTCTGAAAAAATGATTTCATAGTTTGCCATTTTTGTGCTTGATAGTATCATTAATGAAACTTCAGAGTATATACCTTCGCCCGTTGTAATTCCTTTGTTTTGTAGTTCTTTATATCCTTCGAAATCTATTGGTTTACCGAGAGCCTTGATCCAGTTATGAACTTCAAGATAATTTTGTAGATCTTCATCAACTTTAAATGTTATTGAAAGATCGCTATAATCAATATGATCGCCGGGGATAGGTATCTTAACCATAGGGTTTGGATAAATCGGAGCTCTTAAAGTCATATCAGGTATGTTAACTTTTTGTATAAAGAAGTTAACATGAGGAGCTCTTTTAATAAAGAATCTAAAATTAAGAGGAGAAAGAAAATTTTTATTTTCGGGCGTATTTGCTATTGCTGACATATAAACTCCTTTCAATTATTTATATAAAAAAGGGGAGCCGAAGCTCCCCAGTTTCTTGTCCCCTTGTTTATGGGACTTACTTAGCATTGTTATTTAGTTCTTTTTGTTTTCTATAATCTTTCCAACGTTTTTTAGCTGCGGCTGATACAGCTTCTTTCCATTCGTCCGTTTTACCAAGAGTTTGTATAACTTTTTCTCTATGTTCAGGAGAAAGTTTTTTACCAAGTTTAGCTTGACGAAGTTTTTCTTTATGTTCTTCTGTAAATTTACGATTTTTGGCTTTTTTTGCTGCGCTGATCTTTGCTGCTTTTTCAGGAGAACATGGGCCGGTTGATTTGCCTTTTTTGGAATATGAAATTTTTTGACCGATTGTTTTAACAGAATCTGGATATTTGTGCCAAAGATTGCCGTTTTTTGTATTTAAATTATAATATCTGATTTTTTTTTCTTCTGGTTTTTGCATGTCTAGATATTTTTGTTCAACTATATACATTTCTTCTCTATCTAGATTTGTTTTCAATATTCTTCTTTTAAAATCTTTTGGTCTTTTTCTGTATGATTTTCTCATCCAATTAGAAGAACATATATAACCATCGTCAACATATCCCCAATGACAACCAACATAATATCTTTTATGTTTGCGATCGTACCATAAATAAACGAATCCATATTTTTCTTTTAACATTGCTGTATCTCCTTGTAAGATATAGAGTCTGTGGGAATTGCAGTTCCGCGACAGACAATAAAAAACCAGGGACCGAAGCCCCTGGTAATATTTAGTTTTAAAGTAAGGCCAAAAAGAGGCCCGTCACATAAGGTTATTAACAATAACTCTACGATAATACTTGTTAGTTGATACAACACCAACACGACCAAGACCCTTAGTAAGACCTTCGGCGAATGGGTTTGCAACCATTCCGTAACGAGTCTTAAAGCCGATCTTTGGCTGGAATGTTGACTGATCAACTGCACGAACCATCTGTAGTGGAACGTATGGGCAATAGAACAGACCAGCGTCGAAAGCTGATGAACCCTTATAGCCAACAGTTAGGTAGTTACCACCAAGTGCGTATGGATCGATATAAACACGTAGACGACCATTTAGAACACCAGCGAAAGTGTTTCCAGTATCGTCAACCTGTAGGTTGTTTGAATTAAGAGCAGGAGCGTAGTCTAGAACACCAGCCATCTGTAGAGCAGAAGCAACGTCTGAAGAACAGATAACGATGTTACCCTTACCACGACGAGTCTGCTTAGCGATCTGGTTAGCTTCACGCTCTAGCTGGAACATTAGACCCTTGAACTTTTCAACTGACCAACGACCGTTTGAGTCAGTGTCAAGATCGAAGACACCAG